GGCGCATCTCGGTTAGGTTATTCAATAAGCAAGATCTTGTGAGCTATCCAAGTCAGAACAACGGGACACATCTATTAGGGGGAGGGGTACAAAATAGGAGGGGGTAAATATAGGAGAATAGTTAGTAATCTGGGTTAAACAATTAAAACCTATACACTATATAGGTTTAAGGCGTTTATGTTTAAGGTTTACGAAAGGGGTTTTGCCTGTACCCCCCTCTTTTAAATAAAAAACCCCCGACTGGTAAACCGGGGGAATCGATAACTGATAGAGATGTTCAATGCATACCACAATCAAGACCCGATGACAATGATTAACTAAGTTTTTCTTTTTAGATTTAGATTAAAAAGTCTCTATTATAATAAAGAGAGTATCAATCAAACGTGAAATTCACCAACAGGACACAACCATGCCATACATTGAAATTTTGACAACTGATGGAGAAAGACACTATACCTCTAATCCGTCAGAAGATGAGATAGACGCTCTTTTAATAACTGATGCGCTTTCTGATTTGGGGATTTCTGATGATGCTGTAGTAGTGGTAGCTATTAGCGATCTTCCCGACAACGTTGAATATATTGAAGGGTAAACAATATGGACACGGGCATCCCCGGCGCTACCTTATACCCCCAATTTATCAATGAGTACCAGCATGATTGGCTAGTGAAAAAGATCGACTCTCAACCTTGGAGTGGTAGCCTCAAGCGACGGGTTCAGCAGTATGGATGGCGATACCGCTACGATCGCTCTGAAATGACCCGCGAACAGGATTATTTAGGAATACTACCCGAATGGTTAGAGCGGCTATCATTTCGCTTAAGACCGTTTCAACAGTGTTTAATCGATCAAATAATTGTCAATGACTACCACCGGGACAGAAGATCGGTAGACATATAGACCATATGCGGTATTTTGGCGACAAGATAATCAGCTTGTCATTGCTTGGGGATGGGGTGTTAGTTTTTCGTAATGCGGGTGAGGTAGTCGAAGTACCTGTTAAATCACGGGATTTATTGGTTATGTCGGGCGAAGCGCGCTATAAATGGTCACATGAGCTTAAACCCGTCAAATCGCGCCGTGTGTCCGTAACTTTCAGACAAGTTATCGTTTGATAGTCCGATAATCTACTGTGTCCCGTTCAACATCCCACACTCGCATAATTTTAATAAACGGGACACAGACTATCCCAATTGTGGAACCCAGCAGCACTAACGCAATTAGACAGAGCATAGGAAGGGTTAATGATGTTACCCTTCAGACTTCGCTTAATTGGAGGTTACAACCGGACTAAACTGATGTGATATTATAAAGTATAGTTGTTAAATTATTCCAATGAAAAAAGAAACTATAGACGGCGTTGATTATTACGTGTTTGATCAAGATGAAAAAGGAATTAAACAAAGTTTCGATAAACTGGTAGATAGTCCGAATCTGGTTAAAGATTTAATGATGGTGTTAATTGACGCCACATATGAATTAGAAAATAAAAAAAATGAAGCATGGCAAGCGATGAGACGGCGCCTAAAAAAAGAATTCCCAGACTTACCCGATAAGTTTGATATTGGGTATGACCCAACTAACGGAAGTTTTGAGATTTTAAAGAAACCATAGAATAAAAAAACAGGTTACAATCTTCGGGTTGTAGTCTGTTTTTTTTATCCAAAGAACATAGTTTTAAGTGGAAATATTTAATAAATAAGTAGTATAGCTGTAACACTCTACTTACAAATTAATCGATATATAATTAGTTCAGTATTCTATTAAACAAGAAAAAGGCGTAACCCTTATGAATTACACTCAAGCAAGCTTTTCACTCAATTTAATTATATCAAAAATAAAAAGCGGTAGGAATTTTAACCCTTGCCGCTTTTTGATATCCACACTTTGAAACCTGTATATAATTTAACTTGTTATTTGAAATATGCCAGTGTTTACAAAATACAAATATCCTCTATAATATAAAAAGAAGCGGTGAGAGCTGAACCCCACCGCCAAGTCGGCGCTATATAAAAACTAAGTAAATATATGCTATCACAAAATTCTAACGATAACGGCAACTCAGATAAAAATACTTCTAAAGATTCTTCGGGTATCAGCGGATACTTGGTAAATAGAGAGGTCGTGGGAAAGCTCAAGACGCGCAAACCGTACTATTGGACTCTCTTTAGTGAATGGGACGTATGCATCTTAGAGGATGCCATCAGAGCGCATCTTGACGGTAAGGATGTAATTTGGGGCATAGCATCAAAGGAAGCACTCGAAAAATCGATACAAGAGCAAGCCTCAGGACAACATCTTAACCGCAAAGGTAAGCCTACTGATTCAAAAGGACGGCGTACGGTAGATGATGCGATGATCGAAATGACCGATGTCGTGTTGTTGGATGTAGATAAAGTATCGTTCAATCAAACGCCACAGCATATAAAAGATAATGCTTGGATCTTTTACCCGTCAGCCTCTCAAGAAGGTGAGGTTAACGGGGACGTAGCAAAGATGCATTATCTTTTTCGGATGCCTGTACCGATTGCCAATCACTTTATTAAGCGATATCGTCAAATATTCCTTGACCGGATGTGTGGTTCGTTCGATTATGATCATGCGGTTGTGTCCCCTCGGTGGGAATTCTACGGTAAGAATCCTTTGTTTACCGATGAACGGTACATTAAACGGGATGATAGACAGGTAATTGACGTTGATCTTCATAAGGAGATTCTGCAACAAATTATTAAGGAACGGGTGGAAGAAACTAAGGCTAGCTGCAAAGCAGAAAAGAAGGACAAAACTAGCCTTTCATATAGATTTGACCAATATTTGCTACAGAACAAAACGCTTGAAGAGATTGTAATCGGACTCTTTCCCAATTTTGAATGGTCAAAGAAGGGTGGATCACATGGGGTAGAAGATCAATGGGAGTGTCGTGCTGAAATGTTTGACCCGGATGCCCAGTCTGATACAGGACTTGCGGTTTATCATTCGGGTAAGTCCGGTAAGATATTGGCGACTCACAAGGGCGGTGAGCGCACAATGAATCTTGTAGAGTTATATGTCCGTCAGATTATTTTTGCGTCCGGGGGTGAACAACCGGACAAAGTTGACCTGAAGGGACACGCATTTTTTAAAGCTACAAGTGATATTTGTCAAGCGCTGGAATTAGAACCATTTAAATTCGATGCTGATGAGACGAATTGGCATGAAATTTTGCCAAATTACGTTAAGTGCTTAGGCGACAAGACCGAAAAGAACGTTTTTTATTATTGGGATTTAATCGATAAAGTATGGGACAGGACGCTTTCAACGAATACTTTAATCGCCCGATGCCTTAGCCCTCTTATGACGGAATTGGCTGATGAATCTCATGAGTCCCTGTTGCGACTGATGGACAACCTAGCAAAAAAGGTTATCCCAACCAAACCCCAATATTCTATTAAAAAACCTTTAGAAGTTGATCGCAATCTGATTGGTTTTAAAAACGGGACTTATGATATTAAAGCGAAAAAGTTGTTAGAACCAAGTCCTGAGCAGTTTTGTTTCTATCGGATGGATTACAATTTTAGCTTGGTTGATTTGACGATTAATGATCGGGTTGAGGCGTTGCTAAAGAAATGGGCGTACTTGCATCCTACTGACTGGCAACTTATCAGAGATTGGGCATATGCGACATTCTTACGACGTGGCGATAGGTGGTCGGCTGGAATGTTTTTTTATGGAGATCCTGGCAGTGGAAAAAGTATGGTTTGTAAAGCTTTGCGATTGATTGACCCTTCTGCTGTCATATCGATTCAGGCAACGGATATGATGAATGACCGTTATCCGTTCAGTAAGTACCATGAGGGTGTCCACAGTCTATACATCGATGATGTTAGGGACGTTAACAATGCAGGAATGAATAAGCTGTATGAACTTCTTACAGAAGATTCATACGTTGAGCATTCGGCAAAGTATATGAATAGCACGACTATCAAGCGATATTCGACTTTTGCGTTTACGTCCGAGAAATTCCCGGTACATTTGCGGAATGATCAGTCAGGGATGCAACGTCGTGCTGTTGGAGTTGAGCTACGATGGGGAACTAAAAAGTTTCCTGAGATTAAACAAGAAATGATGTCGATTTTTGATAATGCTACTGCGATGCGCCAATGGTTTATGTGGACATTGCAAAACGTTAATGAAGACGAACTGCTTGAGCGTTTCCAAGGATATACAGAGGACAAATCACGAACGGATAAACTTGCGGCAGAAATTGCATCAGAAGCGCCAATGATCGAGTTTGCTCATGAAAAGCTTGAGGTAGGACAATCAGACGATGACTATGTATTGCGTTCGGACTTAATCAGAGAATTACAAGATTACGCACGTTTGACAAATGACAGCTATCTTGGAAAATTAAACACTTTTCAACTGGTTAAGAAGTTTCAAGCTGATGTAAAAACCGCGCATCCAGATGGGGCGTTGATGGCTCAAGTGCAATCGAATCATCGAAATACCCAAGGAGCTGCTAGACAAGTCCGGATAGGCGAGAAATTAGAAACGGTTGTATGGGGTATTAAATTTAAAGCTAAACCCACGGACACAAAAGACATTTTTTAATTTCAATAGTATAATAGAATTATTCTGATACAATAGAAAATGTCTGATCAACTAAGAATAGTTAAGGTGAATGTTAGTTTTTCCGAAACTAAAAACCTCGGTAATTATTCTTCTGTACAAGTCGGTGTAAATGTGTCCGGTGAAGTGGAAATAGATGGTAATCACGATCAACTTGATAGATTGCAATCTATTGGATCTTCTCTTTTAGATAAAGCGCGTTACATTGTACAAGTAGCTATATCGGAAGAATTAGAGCATAATTCTACCGTTAGTCCACAAATATTAAACGTATATAAAGGCAAGGTGTCAAATGGCAACGGCAACGGTATCGACTTCTAATAAAATAATGCGCGGTGTGGGCAGAGGCGGATCGCCTCGATCTTGGGGTAACAACAAAATATTTAAAGAGTATTGCACCTTACCAATTCAAATAACACTCGAACAACGAAAATATTTATTAGATATCGGCAAAGGAAATTTATCTGCTGGTTTTAGACTAACGGTAGACAACTTGAAAGCAGACGATATTACCTCCGATGATATTGTATCTATTGATCGATCAACTCTTAAACATCAGGTGCAAACTTTCGTCGTGTCGTTGGATAAGTCCGTAGATATCAAACTTAAAGCATTCCGATTACAACTAGGGACACAGACGTATATGTTTTATCATGCAGCCATCAGGCGACATCAGGAAAACAATTAGATGCGATGGCTTTACCGGGTATCCCCGGTTTTTTTTTGTTTGATTATCAAATTATTTTTGAAAAACAGTTGACAACGCTCTCGAATATAATATGATAGTTACAGACAGACAAAACACATTTAAGAGATTCTCCAATGACCACAGCTAAAAAGCCAGCTTCAACCGTCACAGAAAAACCAATAGCGTCTACGACCAAAAAAACGACAACCAAGAAACCAGCGGCTAAGAAAAAGCCTGTTGTCAAGTCAGATGAGTCCGAACAACCGTTAATCGGATGGAGAGCTAAAGCAGGCGAATTTAGTTATGCAGAGTTCGATGTTATTCTGGAAAAAGCTGTTCCCTTGGTTGAATATCGTCCTGACTGGTATGTTCGAGGGACTAATGGAATCCCTGAAGATAAAATCGAAGAATATGAGACAATGTTGTGCTTCCCAGGTACAGACGGCAAAAATATCTACATGATCCAACATCCTCTCTTATTTTGGGAGGTTGACGGTAAGTGGATAATTATTAAAGGAAACAACCGCTTCTGGACAGCGAAACGATTGCATGAACAAGGTGTTATACTTGAGCGTGTCCCTTACGAACGAATCATTGGAGATTTAACCAAGCGAGAAGCAGAGCGCTTGCAGTATAACGACAACGACACGACACAGAAGCATGACGCTTTAATCAAACAGAAACGGATTGTCGAAGCGTTACAAGAAGAATACACCACGATTCTTGCATCAGGTGATTATCCCTACTTCCCACCGCTTGTTAATGATGATAGGTCTAAGTCAAATTTCGCTCGTACCCAAGCGATCGAAAACATTAACATTCAACTCGGACTCAACCGAAATGACGTTGCAATGGCTGTCACTATCGTTGAGGCGCTATCACCACGGATTGAGCAATTATATGCAGAGGGTCAAATCAGTGCTAGTGCAATCTTCCGATTAGCCAATAGAGCAACCGTCCTAAATGTTTCTACCGATGCGATTCTTGATGATTTGATTTCTAAGAATCAGACATTAGCGAGTCCTAACTTTATGAAGTGGGAACCAACGGAACCAATAGTTAAACTGCCAACGACTCAAACCGAACAACTTGAAGAATTAGCGGAAACAACCGGGACTGAAGGATCGTTTGATCCTTCTAAAGTTGGAGTGTCCCGATCGGCTAAAGCTTCTAATACTTCTACTGGTTCAACGTTTGATGCTCTTGATATAGAATTAAAAGAAACTTCGGAAGAAACACAAGAAGCGCCAAAAATGACGGTTGAACAGTTCCGTGCCAACGCTGAAACGACACTACCGATCAACTATCTCTTACGGTTTGTGAATATCATGAGCGATAACGACGAACACAAGCCAGCGATTAAACAAAAGTTAATTGAATTAATCGGGATGGTCGATCAAGAAGAGTTAGATTCTATTATGTCGCTGATGATGTAAAAACATCTGACTATCAAATAAAATTGAGACTCTATCAAGAGTCTTTTTTTGCTTGCCTATTGCCGTCTTAAATATATTGTATTATAATCGAAAAAGAACATTACACACGGGACACACAATGGCTAGCTATACAATTAACGGCAATGATAAATCCGATAACGAAATTCTTGAAGCGCTCAAATTAGATTATCCTATCAAATCATCAGTTCATCGCTTCGGGGACTTTGGACAATTCAAGAGCAATAAAACAGACGTATACCGCGATTTACCTAACGGTCAAGCCGAATTAATTGGAACTTACGCCGATCGCAATCCGCGCCAAAATATCGATATGTTGCATTTGATTCAGGATATTTTTGAAGCATCCGGTCAAGAGCTAACGGGTGTGAGAAGCGGTGGAAAACATTCGATTATTGGCGTCGGTCAAGATGTGTCCGTGTCTAAAAAACTTGCCGATCAACATGACAGCGTAAGCGCGCGAATGATAATCAGGGACTCACACAACCCCAATGAAGGTTTAGGCGTGTCTGTCGAGTTTACCAGGTTGGTATGTCTTAACGGGATGGTGCAAGATGTTCAAAATCGTGTAGGGGTAGTTAATCACCAGTCAAACTCGGTCAATTTAGGGAATCTTGAAAAAGTGATGTTATCAGTTACTAAGTTGATTAATACTCAAGCGCGTATTTTCGAAAAAATGGCAGAGGTGCAAGTCTCAGAAATTGAAGCGCGTAGGATTCTAATCAAGGAATTCGGCACTAAATCTAAAGTGACCGATTTGGTGATGGCTAAGTTCAAAGGTGAAGGGATAGGGGCTAACCTACAGACGGCGCAAGGGACGGGATTCGGGTTGCTTAACGCTGTAACCGAATATTATAATCATGACGTTGCGGCTAAGGCATCTAATGACCTGCAAGAGGCGCAAAACCAGCGCTTCCTGTCAATCTTGCATGGTTCAGCAAGGACTCGTATAGACAATATTCAACGGGTTATGGTTGCAGGTTTCTAAAGAAAAATTTGATAGTCAGATTAAAGCCGATCTAGCAAATCGGTTTTATTTTTGTTTTTCTATTGCACAATTGAAAATTCTCTATTATAATAGAGATATCACCAGCAAAGGACACCCACCAAATGAAACTTACCCGCCCCGCTTACTACCTCCGCAAACTAGCCAAACAATACAATGTGTCCCTCTCAGGATTAGACCTCAGAAAAACGGTAGACGTGGTGACGGCTAAATCATGGGTAGTGGACGCGATAATCGAAAGCGAAGTCCGGGCGGCGGCTAAAGCGGAAAACATTAGATTCTTTCAGGAAGTGCAAACGTTACAAAACAAGTACTTTCGCTTTCAGTTTTCAATCACTGACCAATTCACTAAACAACTCGGTGTATCGCTTAACGGTAAAACAATTGCTAAAATCAGCGCTAACGGTTCAATCGAAGTCCGGTCAAATTACGGTTTAAACCGTTCGTTTACTTCACTCGAAGAAGCGGTAGAGTATGCGATAGACGGTTACATCGAATCACAACAACGCACGGTTAAACCAGTAATCGAAACTTCAACAATGACAGGGACACATAACGATGTCAGGTTACTTCTCGGTTCACACTACACAACGAACTTAAACGAAAACACAATCACAATTTCAGAAAGGCTTACAGATGCGGTGGTCGGTAAAATTACTTACAAGACAGAGACATTAAGCTTTTATTACCAGATGTCTATTGGTGGTCGGTTAACACCAGAGAAGTACACCGCAAGTCTTCAAACAGCGGTAGTTGCAATTAAGAAAACACATGAACAAGAAATGAAGTTTGCAATCGGATTCTAACATCTGTCTCGGTTTGTCCTTGTAGGTCGGTGGTTAAACCTTCAGAGTAAACCAAGTGTAAAAAAAACAATGGGAAATAATTTAAAAACGCTTTACATCATTCTTGGTAAATCTAATGCTATAGGTTTATACGAAAGTATACAAGGTGTTTACGATTCCGAATCGGACGCTAAAAAAGAAATAAAAAGATTAAATCAAACACCATTAGGTCATTATGAGAATTTTGAAATTGAATCAATTGAATTAAACGTAAATTCACCAATTGATATTAGTTCAGGTTTCTAACTTACGCTCTCGATTCGTCCTTGTAGGTCGGTGGTTAAACCTTCAGAGTAAACCAAACGCTCAAAGCAAAAGTAAATCAAATGGCTTTTAATTTTGACGGTGACGATAACGGATCAGACGTTCAACGCACAGCATCAGCTAAGGCAATAAATAAACCCGCTGGATTATGGATCGCGCATGACAATCAAGAGTTGGTTGGTTGGGATGAGTCCCGGTGGTTAGAACCGGGGTCATTGCATAATGTGGAAACACGCGAGGTCATTAATGATGCAGGTGACTTTAAAATGATTCCCGGTGTCTTGATTCGTGAACCAAAGTTGCTCATTGTTGGGCGCTCACCGTTGCTGGCTGAGACAAAAGATAAACTGAAGAAAATTATCGGGTTATGGAATAACGAACGAGATAAATCCGCTGGAAATAAAGCAGTCCGGATGTATCAGCTTATTTTTCTTGACGCCAATAATCAGCCGTATCATTTAACGCCTATTCAACTTAAGGCGCGTGGGCATTTTTCGATTAGTTTTGAGCAAGTGTTGATTTTAGGTGGTAAAAATTTAACCGTCCAAAAAATTTCTTACAGGAAACATTGCGAACAGCTTTACTCGGAATTAGCTGGGAAACGTCCTGAAGCCAAAAATGACAAATGGCATTCTGTCTGGATATTTTGCCCAACGTTCAAGTCCGAAATGCGCGGCAAAGATGATGCTACTAAGTCCCCTGCTTGTGTGACTTATGGGTATAAAGTTTCAACTAAGGAAACGTGGGAGCAATTCTGTCTCGGTCGGTCGGAATTAGCACATGAGATTACAGCGATATTTGATGAGCAAGTTGATTTTTGGAAGGTGAAAACATTAGAAAATAAACCTACAACCAATCTCCAACAAAATAGCGGCGGCGATCCGTTTGAAAGTTCCAACAATAACCATAATGAATTGGTTAAAAACTTTCGATTGAAATTGGATGTTTCGACGATTCAAATTATCGATTATTTAAAAAAAGGATGGAACGGACGCAAGCCAAGCGAATTAACAATCTATGAAGTTAATCGGGTGTTTGCTGATTTGTTAGAGGATCGATTGTTAAAGGTTTTTGGGATGTCTGAAAGTGACATTGAGAACTTGCAATTGAACGAATGGATCGAACCGGATTCCCTTAATGATGCGTCCTTTTTAGCTATTTACGAAAGTATCGCTAAAGAACGATCAACCGCATCCGTAGTATCTGACGATACCAATTTCTAATCTATCAATTGTGCCAGTATACTAATGATTCACTAGAAGTATACTGGGACTTTTCAAAAATAAATATTAATAATAGGATAAATACAATGACTAGACTCGACGACTTAACCGATTGGACTTTTGAAGTATTTAATTCATTAGATAAGTCATTAAAATATAGTATTGCCTTCAGTGGAGGTAAAGATTCTCATGTGTTACTCGGATTATATTTTCATTGGTGCCAAATCACAGAAAATAAATTAAATGCTAATGTTGTTTTTTCGGACACACTATTAGAATCTACTCAACTATTAAAGTTGATAGAAAATATAAATAATTCGATAGAAATCAATCATCATAATTTTCTCAAAGTTAAACCTTCTCTTGAAAAAAACTTTTGGGTCTTATTGGTTGGTTTAGGATACCCAGTACCCGATTATAAAAATCGTTGGTGTACTAAGTATTTAAAAGTAGAACCGATGAAAGCCAACAAGGGTGTAGTCATTGCGGGATCTCATAAAGGGGAATCGCACACTAGAGACAACAGATTAAATGGTTGCGGAAGTATCGAGTGCGGAATCGACAAAATTACAAACAAAATTGAACCCATTGCAGTTTGGAATAATTGCGATGTTTGGGATTGGATAATCGAAAGAGGGGACACATATCTATATCAAGGAGTATCTGATAATCTTCTCAAACTTTATGATATACAAGAATCGCAAAGTGGTAGCCTTCGGATGGGTTGTTTTATGTGTCCCGTTGTTGCTAAAGCTCGGATTGATAAACAAGTAACGGATGGCACTATTCCAGAATTTTCCATCAAAATAAGAGAATTAATCGAACAACTAAGAAATGCTCCTCGTATTTTGTCGCCTAAAACCAAAAAAGCGGGGGCAATTTTAGTAGATAGTAGGATTGACTTTTGGGGGAAATTAAAAAAATATTTTCCTGCAATGCTTGAGAATAAATGGATTGATGAAGATGTCATCACATTGGTTGATTCTTTATTAGCGAGACGTGCATATCCTCCGACTTATAAGCAATCTTGGATTTTTGATAACGAATTAAACGCTATCAAATGGCAGAGTAAGTAAACAATACAAGAATAAAAAAATGACGACTTTAAATATTCTCGATCAAGATTTACAATCAGCAATCAAACACAACACACTAACTGCATTGGGTGATTGGTCGGATATACCAGACTACTCTATTCAACCGCATCAAATCCGGGACTTATGTACCGTAATTAATGGTCGAGTGATTACACCGCCTGAACGAAAAATTGATATTTTTGCTAAAGCCGACTACCAATTAAAACCCTTCACAGTTAACGGATCGGCGCGGAAGTTCGAAGATTTGTCTTATATCGTACTGGACATTGAGACCACACTGAACAAAGGGAAGGGGATAGAAGATATAGTCAAGAACGGGTCAATCAAAATGGTTGGTCTCAAGTCGGATACGGGTGCAAGACGCGTCTTTTATGGGAACGATAATGAATACAAGATTTTATGTGATACTTTCAGATTAATCAACCAAAAAAAGCCTGATATTATTTTTACGCACTACGGGACAGGGTTTGACTTGCCTTATCTTTATTACAAAGGAGTTCAATACGGGCTATCAGGTCATAACGTTTCGGAAGACGTGCGCTGTCCTTTTTGGGTATCTGATAGACAAAAACGATTTGGGGCGGCAGCAATCGCAGGATCAAAACAAAATGAATGGTTTACCCCTGTTTATGGCAATGTCTGGACAAATGGAGTTAAGAAGAAAATCCAATTGATTGACACGATGCAATTGGCGATCGGGTTTGATTCGATCATGAGGAAGCTATCGAACTACAAGCTGAAGTCAGTTCCGGTTGAACTGGGACTGAGGAAGGCGGGGGATAGGGTAGAACTAACACCCGAAGAGTTAGAAGCCTGCTATGAGGCAGAGAATTGGCAGTTACTAACGGATTATTTAGTCGATGACTTGGATGATACCGAGTTAATCGCGAAAAAGCTGTTGCCTGGTATTTATTACCAACAGTTGATGTATCCAGAATTCAATCTTCAAGAGCTAGTTACCGCAGGCAACGCGACTAAAAACCTTAAGCTTTTAGATAATTTGTATGGCGCAAAAAAGAAAACCGAACAGAATGACAAACTACAGTTTCAAGGCGCATTTACATTTTCACTTGCTGGGTTGCATTTAGATGTAATCGGGATCGATGTGTCCGGTCAATACCCTTCATCAATGCTTCAATATGGAATTACTTCGAGTAACGATCCTGATAAACATTTGCTCAGTCTGTTGCAATGGGCTGTAGACTTCCGAAACTCGATTAAATATAAAGATGAAGGGGATATGACAGAGGAGGAAGAACAATTTGCAACGATTGTCAAACCCGTTGTAAATAGTTGCCTCAAAGATTCTACTTTAGTGCTGACCGACAAAGGGACATATCCAGTTATTGACTTAGTAGGACGGAAAGTAAACGTACTCAATAAAAATCGTAATTGGGTAGAGGTTGAATTCAAATCTTATGGAGTCCAAAAGCTATATAAAGTGAGAATGAAACGGAAGCGAGAAATTGAGGAAATATATTGTACAGCCGATCACGAATGGGAGATTCAAACCTATGACAAATATTACAAACAACATCAAAAAGAATGTTCAAAAGTTGTTACCACATCGAAATTGAATCAAGGTAGGTACGGCGATTTAGTCCCCAATGTTGTATCTATTAAACCTGATGATACTAACCAGGATTATTTTAACGGTGTAATTCACGGGATTATTTATGGTGATGGATCAAAAAAGCTTTGTAGTGGAAAGGCAATTAATTACAATCCTGAAAAGGGACAAGCATTTGTAATCGATTTAATCGCTAATAAAAAAGAAATTGAACATTATTTTGATAAAGCAAATAATGTGATAGTTACAGCAAGGCGCGATACCGAAGATAACAATTATAAAGATCCAAATGTACGAGCTATTCGGGTATATTCACACATTGAATTAAAGGATTTACCTCCTTTAGAATCAAGTAATAGTTATTTATTAGGTTTTTTTAGAGGTCTATTGACAACCGACGGGACAATTAGTGATGAAAAATCAGCTAACCCTTGCTTTACTATGCAAGAATTTGTTTGTGATTATCTTAATAAAATAGTTCCAAGAATAGGGTTTAAAGGATTCAAACCATTTCTTGTTAATACTGAAGGGAATATTCATACTTGGAAAGACGGAAGGACATCAAGAGTTAATTTTGATTACTATCGTGTAGCATTTCAAATTGAACAATTCACGTCTGAGGATTTTTTAAGGAGTGTTCATCGTAATAATTTTGAAGCAAGAATTGATGGAATTAAAAAAACGTCAGCACCTTGGAGAGTATTATCAGTTGAAGAAACTAACTTAACTGAGGAAGTTTATTGTTGCGTCGAACCTGAAACACACACATTTACTTTAGGTAACGGGATTTTAACCCGTAATTGTTACGGTACATACGCTAGTATGATCCCTTACGGGGACTCAATAGCGGCGGCACTTGTTACTTGCTATTCAAGGGCGCGTTTGCTGTGGATGAGAGAGCAAGTTGAGAATTTAGGTGGCACGGTTGTCTTGAGTGATACAGATAGTGTTTTCATCAAAACAACTCGAACGGATTGGCAAACGATTGGTTTATCTGACAAGTACAAGTCGAAGTTACCTCCTGATGCTAGTCCCGAAATGTTAACAGCAGCGGCGATCGCACAACGGGTTATTCAAACTTCGCCTGATATGATGAAAGTCGATTTTGATGGGGCGATGAAATGCTTATTTGTCCCTGGTAAGTTGACTAAAAGCGATTACAACAAATCATATAAGGTTGATTGTGTGAACGGTCGGAAGTTCGTTTTAAAACACCTCAATCAAGAATGTTTGGATGATTTGTTAACTAATCAACCAGACGCAAAAATTACATTCGATCTACTAAGCGACACTGCCAAAAATCATGGGTTTGTATTTCCAGACGCTACCGAGTCCATCAAAAAGAATTACCTTAAACTGATTTGGAAAGTTAGCGACTATCATCAATTCATACTGAAACATTTAAACCAAGAATGTTTGGATGATCTTGCGATCAATTATCCTAATACAAAAGTCGAATTAGAATTGTTGATCGTGATAGCAAAAAAACATGGTATTGACTTGTCAAATCTTAAAGAATCAGTCAAACAAAAATATTATAAATTGACTTGGGAAGCTAATACATATCAACTTAAAGCAAAGGGTAAATATGTCAAACGGGACAAATCAGTTTTTCAAAAGAAATATCAGCAAGAATACTTAATTCGACTAAATAACCAAGGGTTAAGTGAAGCCGAAGCATATCATAAGGAGGTCGAGCTTAAGATTATGTCCGGTGTTTATCCGATTGAAGACTTGAGAATAAATCGGAAGGTTCGCATTAACGAAAAAACTATTTGCATCGCACTGAATGTCCGGAAAGGTGATCCGGTGATTTACTATTACGGCAAGGGCGGCGAAATGGTGCAATCGGGTGATTATGATGTTGACTACTACATCAAGGAATTGACTGATATGCACGATCAAATAATTGTACACATCAAGGAATTAAACTAATGAAAATGACTAAAGTATTACCGTTAATTGATCCGAAAGAATTATTTAATATTTTGTTCCCAACAGAAGCCAAAGTAATATTACTGCGTTATGGCATGATGGATGATAAGGTACACTCAAAAGCTGAAATCGCACAGATAATTGATTGTTCAAAAGAACGAATAAACCAAATTTTGATTCGTGCAAAGTCCAAACTTAAAAAACATCTGACTGTAAAATCAAAAACGGGACTCAGGCAAACTTGATAAAGGCGTAAGTCCCTCCGAATGGTTTATTAAGATCGGCGGCATTAAAGGTAACTATCCCTGTAATCCCGTTTATTGTTACTTCATTTACCCCCGGCAATTCACCGTTAAAATATACGTTAGCTACGGATAAACCGTTGATCGTAAATTTTGACAGTGATTTTGAATCAGTTTCAATCCGTTGGAAATTCGGATCGTTTTTAGCCGACAAAATTAAACCTGATGAACAGATTGCACCCGCTTGTACAAGGAAGTTAAAAACAACGGGTTTACTGTACCAGGCTGATGTAAAAAATATATCTGAGGCGTTCGACTTCCACAAGCCGAAATTTAATCCTTGAGTGAAATAATCGCCACTAAAGAATGATGGAGTAGTTGCACCGTTTTCAAATGCGATCGAGATTCCGAATCCTAACGATTGAACTGTTGAATGAGTTTGTTTTGGCGTAGTTACGGTTGTGTCCCATTGTGATCCGTTCCAACCATAATTTTCATAGTTTGAATTGTCAGTAATTAATTGACGCATGATTCGACTTCCGATTACAATTCCACCGGACACATGAGTTATAAAACTACTATCAGGTAATGCCGTATAAGCTTTTGAGACTGTGTTAGCGGCTGTTATTAGTCCTGAGATTCCTATAAATAAGTTGTTGAAAAATGAAACTTTATGAAATACTCCAGTCCCGTAAATTGGAGATGTCAATGTTAATGCTGGATTAGCGGCAAGCGTTACCACAGTAGCCGCACCAAAGTTTAGTCGATTCCCCCGTATCGCCCAAAATCCTCCCACATCGGACACATCTAAATTTGCAGGATAAGATAAAATTGCGGTTGATTGAAAACCGAGAGTAGCAACTGCTCCTGTGGATCTATACCAAATTACTCTATTAACACCTGCCCCGTTATCCGCTACGATTGCAATTTGATCGTCAGTTTGACCGGGGTCACATTTTAGAAATCTTGCCCGTGTCCAGTTGTTATCTGTAAGCCCTGTAAAGGTAAATGATTGAGCTGTAGCCCAGTTGGTTGAATTCCTAAGACTGCCGTTGAAGATAGCCCATGCTACCCCCAAACGACCGATGTCTACACCGTAACAACCTGTAGCGATCGGATTGGTCACTGTGTTGGTTGCGGTGTTTATGACCCAAATGCCTGTATTCCGGCAAGCAACATAAATCGTTGTCCCATCAGTTGCACATTGTCGGATGTCGTTGCATCCGATCGATGGGTTAGTCGTTGTGTCAAAATTCCTAACTTCGCCATTAACCAAATTGAGTATAGTTACTCCGTTTTGGTCATATTGAACAATTTGTGTGTCTGAAAATCTTAACACATCATTATCGGTTTCAGTCCATCCGTGTATACCCTCTATTGGTTGAGCGCCGTTAAATCGGAACGGGCTGCCCCCAAACGCTAAATCGGTATAGGTTGCACCATTGAATCCCAAATGTTTTCTAACACTCCAAGTATACAACGCCCTACCCGTTTCACTTCCGGGGGTGTAATTTGCAACTGTACCGCTTGGGATATTTCCAGGAGAGGGACTAATCGTAATTGTTGTTGCTCCCACGTTTGCAATCTGAGAAGTTACAACGGTTATGCCATTTGCAAATATGATGTTAGTCCCTATTGCAAGTTGAAACGTGATCGCATTTGCAAGAGAAATTGAAGTGGCATTTTGCGCGACTGTTGCGGTGTTACTTGTCGTGATATTGACAATGTTGATTTTGAAAAGTTGGGGAAAACCACCCGTCCATGTTCCTGATAGCCGTGGTATACCTTTGGATGATCCTAATGCGTTAGCGTCAAAGAAAGGATTCGTACTCGTGGAACTGTGCCAAAATCCCAATTGAAATGGGGACTTGTCATAAAAATATTCACTCCAAGAATAGATGGCGTTTAACACCGTTTCACCGCTACCTTGAAGCATTAAATTGAATATTCGTCCTAGTCCGATAGTGCTTGTTCTTAATTGATTGAATACGAATTTAAATTTAAAATGATTCGCAACTACCACAGATGCGATGTTATCCCATCCCGTAGGCACACCACTAGACGAGTTACTTGCGACTACATCGCCGCCGTTAATCCCTACATTTAGCCAATTATTAGAAACAGGCTTTTGAAAGGGCGATGCTGCCAATGCAGACATATTAAATCCGGGCGTTGTAGTTGTTCTACCAAACAATCTTTTGCCGTAATCTTTATTAGCTCCATCCTTATTAAGAAATCCGCTGTCCGAATCGTTTTGAAATTGTATTCTATAGGTAATGTCTAGAGTATCAAGACTTGTTTGGGTACAATCAAGATCTAACTTGACATAACAAAATGCTGTTGCTGTAATCGAATTTTGGTTGTTATTTGATGCTGCATTTGTAAGTCCGATTGTACTAAACGAACGTGGTGCAACAGGCGCGGCAAAACGATTTTTGACTTGCCCAAATGGAGGTATAACTCCTTCGAACCATTCGGGACTTGTAACGCCTGTTGCGACTGATCCAGTTGCGATAATTTGAGTAATTTGATTATTGTTTGTATCGGGTGTATTTGTTTGAGTGCTTATGCTAATGTTTCTTTGTCCAAAGTAATTATTGATTGCGTTATAACCTAATAAACCAACTAATGAAGATTGACAGATTACGTTTTCTTGAGTGATAGTTTCAACGATTTGATTATCACGAATTCGCTCAATTGTAATGAATCCTTTTAACATATGTTTAACCGATTACAATTCCACCTAATTGGTAGTTAGTATAACTCGTATCGTTGCAGACTGATGCCGCTTTACTGTTGCAGACATCTTGACCCGTTCGATCAATTACTTGCAATAGGTAATCGATATAGCTTTGCTCATTGCAGACTGATGCCGCTTTACTGTTGCAGACATCTTGACCCGTTCTATCAATTACTTGCAATAGGTAATCGATGTAGCTTTGCTCATTGCAAATTGATAGAGATTTGCTGTTGATAGTATCATCTGCAAATATTCGCCCTGTAAAATCTATAGGAAATTGAAAAACGAAAGAATCACTAACAGCTTGAAAACTATCAAAAAGATCTTGATAATTTGACCTGATTTGATAGTAAGCGTTTGCATCAAATGCAAATAAGCGATTATTGATAGAAACATTTGTTAATGGGGTATAAGTCCCGGTTGTATTTTGGAGCAGAGAAAAACTTCTTAGAAATTCGTTGTTAATCGGTAGATTCCAAGTAAATGAAATTTGTTCACCACGATAAACGGATGCACCAGTTAATCGGGATGGCGCGGGAATGATTTCAATTACTTTAAATTCGGGTGCAATGTCCACCATTACTTGCCCTACATCTTTACCGAAATTATCGCTAGTTGGGGTGGTCACAATTTGCACAATCCTAAAGATTAGCGGATTATCTAATAACTCAAGCAGTAAAAGAATAGGTGGGTCAAACGTAGACGGCACTCCTATCGTCATAAACGTAGGATTTAATACCCCGCTTGCTATGTCTCCTTCACTTGGAGATATAATCGTTGTACGCCCTTGCAATTGTGACCAACGGAAAGATGTACCGTCTGTTGTAATTGTCCCTAGCAACTGTGATGCGGTAAATGGACGGGGGCATATAATTGTTAAATTAGGGTTTGGGATGTCAAGGAATGTACCACTAATGCTTGATACTTCCCAAAATCCAGAAGGACTATTCTTAGAACAAAATGCATAAATTGTTCTACCGTTATTATCTTGATAGATTTTATCAATTTCTAAATCGAGACTTCGTTCGTACCGTATCGCTTGAGAATTGTAGTTGGTTACTTCCACCGGATCAGGTAGATATAATTCACCTGTCTTACGTCCCCGTTTTTCGAGTAGATCTTGGCTATCATTGACAGGGACAAACCCGCATTTATCGTCTAATTTTCTGAGGTCATTGTCGGGTTTAGGTACTCTAAAGCTTGTACGGTTAGACTGTCGAGCTTCACCAAACTTTTGAATTTTTTTAGGTTTGAACGCCCCATCCCCCGGTAATTTTCCAACCCCCGACTTTTTGACCATGATATTATATTAATAATCTGGCGATCATACAAAATATGAGTCAATCAACAGCAATACAAATGGCAGTGGCTCAATTAACCAGGACACGCGATCCAAGTCAAGGAATTAATAAACAAATGTCCCGTTTGACACGCGATCCGTCCGTTAAATTGTCCAGAGGTTTATCTCGATTGACTCGCGATCCAGCAATAAAACTATCAAGACAACTTGACCGATTTGCTAACCCACGGCAACGTGCTGTCAAATAATGTTAGTAGTAGCCGCCTTGAAATATAACTTCAACGCCTCCTGCAATCGCCGTTCCGAGTGCAGCACCCCAAATTACTCCATCAGGGTTAAGATAAAGCGCTCTTGCTGGGTTAGCAATAGGGTTACTAAGAGCGTTTGCAGTCGCTAATTGAACTTCGATAGGATAAGTCCCTCCTGATGTTAGGGGGGCGTTGGTGGGTACAGCAGTCACAGCCGGAAGGCTTACTTCCCCCCAAAATGCCCAACGCAAGGGACTAAAAGATGCAAATTGATAGAATAGGTACAATTGACTTGCAACGTTCACCCCCGCAGGCATAATACGGATATTTTCGACTAATCCACCATTGCCGTATCCTTGAACTGTCGGATCGAACCAAGTGACGGGAATCCCGGCTGTACCATCTCTTAGATTAGTTTGATTAGTCAACTTGATAGATGCAATAATTTCACGCCTTAAAAGGAAAGTAGGATTGGTGTTTGGTGCAATTGGTGTGGATGACATAATTAATTAGGAGTATTCCAAGTAAGCGATGGGTATATCGATTTTAAATTCAATCCGATTGCATTGTGTTCACTAATTGATAAATTTTTAGGAAAAACAATTAATTCTGCTAAATGACAAAAAATCGGATTAAAACCGTTTGCTCTTGCCCCTATCGTTAATCCTACTAATGGTTTAAATCCAGAAAAACTAGAAGACGGTGTTCCACCATTACACCAGATTTTAGTAATATTAGGATCAATTAAAACACTCAAAATTAACCAATTGTTTGAAGTCACTGCTTTTGAAGTACCGTTAATATAACCAACTCCGTCGATGAAAACTTCTGCATCGTTACCGACAGTATAAAAAAGATAAGTATTAACATTAATACCGTCAAAAAATACATCTGTCGCTCCCAAATTTTTAAAGTTTATAACGAACACATAAAAACCAGTATTCTCAATTAAAACATTTGGTGTTTGCAGTAAAGTATATTCGCCAACATTAATGTTCCCGAATTCAACGACCGACTGGCTATCAAGAATATTAGTTAATAAATTAGGTTGAGTCCCAGCGATATCATTTATTAAATTTGTCCCGTTTGTCCCGTTGATTGAATCTGTTAATGATGTTACTTTGCCATTAAGTGTGCTAACACCTAACCGGGGTGAATAACGATATTTAGCAATAGGCAATTGAATAGTATCTACATTGAAATTTTCAAAACTGTTTGAAGTGGTCGCAGTTGTTATTGTTTGTTGAATACTTGCAATTGGTATAAATACAGGAAGATTACTGATAGTATTGGCAGTTAAAATATTGTTTATATTTGCTATTGTAGAAGCAATATCAATAGTTAACGCCGTTGTTATAGGGACGCTAACAAGTCCAACTTGTGAATCGAACGATTGCCCACTAGATGCTGTGTTTGCAGTTTTTATTGTAAATTGGCTAAGAATTAAATTATTAACAATTTGAGCAAACGAATATTCAACATCAGTATACAAATTAAATCGCGGATTAACAAACAGGGACACATCGGCTACTGCTAGCCCGTAGCGATATTCGTACTCACTATATAAAGCTCCGTTTCGTTCTTTTCCTTGTTTGGCATCATTGATTGCAAGTCCAAATCTATATTCCCATTCAGTATAGTTAACCCCTAAATTTCTAATGTTATTTTCAGCTACCTCTTTAATTGCTAAAATTAATCGTTCATCATTTGGATTCGGAATCATTTAATCTTCCTTCCACATTCCAGTTGAAGGTATCACGATTGTTAAATCGGTTGCAGTCATAGGCGGTGTATATACTGACGTTAATTCTCCATAAGCAATTAAAGGATCGGTACTTGCAGGTGAATCGCCAATTTGTTTGACTAAAACTATTCCTTTAATTGTTGCTGCATTATTTGTTGTTAGTCCCATCCAAGCAGGATTCCCCAGCGTAACTTTGACCCCCGTTCCATCTGCTGCAATTCCTACTCCTGTTGCAGTTTGAGCGGCGTAATTTCCACCTGCGGCTAATACTAAATCTGCAACTGTAGTGTTAGTAACAATTGGTATTACTGTTACTAAGTGAATATAAAAATTTCCTGATGTCAAATCAAGCGTTCGATTTTTAACATTTAATTTTGCACTAGAAAATACAAGAGAAGGCATATTAAATCAATAGAAACTATCACCAAGTCTAGCACTTCTATTAGTCATTGGTCTAAAATCTTGCGGTTTATACTTAGGAGTTGGCGGAGTTGGATAGTCATTTGGTACTAATTGTTTAGGTATTTGTCCCTTTGATTCCATCATTTGCAACACTGCGAATATATGTTTGCATTTACCATTTCGAGTAATTTGACCTGCCGACCATGTGCGTTCGACTTGCCTAGAAATAGATGCACCGAAAGGATTAGCTAACTGCACCCCACTAAAGTCGGGACAAGTGCATTTTAATTGTGGTATACTCATCGTTATTTCTATTAATAACTATGTCGAACGGACATCAATCTGATTATCAATATTGGAATACTAGCAATAACGGTGCTGAATCTCCAATGATTCCTACATATGAACAACAGATGCAAGCAAAATATGCAAACGAAATGCATCAAGCATCTAATGTAAATATGCAACCTAATGCAGACATTCCCAACGCATCTATGCAACAGAATCCTAATGTTATTCAATCGATACCGACTGTTGCAGACATGATGAAAAACGGGACTTTTCAAGAGATTACAGACATACTAAAACGTAAGGGCGAAGCGTCATCTCAAAAGAAAAACACAACTATTAAAGAAATCAACATAAAGATTACCATTGAAGTAACCAATGATTAATCATGTCTGCATAAGATATATTGATATAAGTATTTCCTATTATAATAGATAGACCTATCAAAAAACCTTTTTTTCCCCTATTGACAAAAATATGAAAATTTTGGAAGGCTCTCTAATTTTTCTGGACTAAAAATCCAAAATCCATTTAAAAGTCTATTGGTTGAAAACATATGCCTGCTTCATACGCGAGTCCATCTGTTAACGATCCGGTGATGACGATCAAGGAATTAAAGTCAACTGTTAAAGAGGCAGTTGCAGAGAATCCACAAAACGCATTGCAACAAGCATTAGGCGCAGGAGATGCGTCCCTTCAGCAAAGCGTTGCCGCTTCAAAAGACCTAACAAGTTTCGCAGGTCAAGCGAGTACAGCTCAAAAGGCGGCAACTCAAGCGGCAACGGCTCAACTGCAAGCGTCCCAATCAGAACAGGGACGCATGAATAATCAAATTGATATGCTTTCCCCTTTGAGTGGAAACAATCGGGGATATTCGCCTTTAACTGGTGGATCGTCTGTAGCTTCAATGAATGACCCAGGCACTGCTAACAAAGTAAATCAAATGAATGCAGCTATTCAGCGGCAGAAAGATGAAGCTGATCGAGCAACACAAGCAGGATTGCAACAGCGTCAATCGTTAATTGATACAGCTAATACTCAACAATTGAACGCTCAACAAAACGTATCAGCACAAGCATTAGCCGCAACTCAAGCACAAGCACAAAAAGACGTGGCAGCAACACAAGCGGCAGCGGCAATTCAGGCGGCTCAGTACGGCGCGTTGGGGTCTATCCTTAGCAATAGCGGCGGCGGTGGGGGTAGGCATCAATATTGGTAATATGACAATCAAATAATTATTATATATTAGAGACCTTTTAATTATGCCTACTACAGGAATGGGTTACACATCATACCAATCAGAAGAGGATTTTAATAAGTCCCTTCAGCAGGCGGCAACACAAGCGTCAAGAAATCAATTAGCCCAAAAACAAGCCGACGATACTAATACGCCTATATCAATTAATGGGAACGTTTATTTACCATCATCGTCGTTAGGTCGATCAAGTAATGCGAACGGTAGCGGTGGAAGTTCTGGATCGGCGGGTTCAGTTAACGCTTCTACAGGTGATTTTTTATCAACCGCTAAAAGCGCACAAGACCTTGCAAAAGATATGGCGCAATTTCAGTTAGGCATCAATGCCCAGCAAGGCGAACAAGATTTTGGATTTAGAGATCGTGAAGCTACTCGTACCCAACAGTTTGGACTTGAAAACAAACAAGTTGACTATACAAATACATACGGTCTACAAGGTCAACAAATAGAAGGGACTCAGACACTTGAGACTACACGCCAAGGAGCTGAAACCGGAAGATTAGCTGCACAATTGCAGAATCAAAAGGATATGCAGACGGCTGAGTTTTTAAATCAAACCAATCAAAGATCTCAAGCGGCTAACCTTGCGATGTCAGGATTCAAACGATAAAGGATTTATGAAATGGGCAGAGTAATGGTAGTTGAACAATTTTTATCTGCACCCGAACGAAAAGAAGATCGAAAACGATTGATCTATCAAGTCCGAGCGGGTTCAAGTACAACTGCAATAATGCAAGAATTAGAAGCGATGGGGGAATCATTTAGCCTTCCCACCGTTAGAAATTGGACAAAAAGCGTTCAATTTAAAGTCGGAATAGAAGCCGAACGAATTAACGACATCAACGCTGATTATTCGGGTTTGTTGCCTGAGTCCTTGTTGACGGCATTGGTCGGATTAATGCATACGTCACTCAATCAATTGATTTTAGAATTCAATCGTAGAAGCCTAAGTCAAGATGACGAAAATCCTATTTCAACAAAAGACTTAGGAACGATAATCAGCAACTTCAGCGCAAGAATTATTGCGGCAACGTCTGAAGCGAATAAAATTAAAGCAGTAATTGATTATCGTTCGACAGTCGAAGCAATACTCGAAGAATTACGTTTGGAAACTGAGGCAACATACTCCAAGAATTCACCTGAAAGCATCCCGATTGTAGAGAACATAATTGAACAAGTACGAGAAAAATTAGAATTAGATAATTAGATAATTAGCTAAACAAATAAGTATTTGAAAACTGCAAGCGTATTAAAGGCACGACGAAAAAAAGCGCAAGAATACACGACAGCGCTTAATTTTGTGTCTCCTCCAATGCTTGCAGTGACCGCCCGGACAAATTTTGAGATATTCCGATTATTTGTAAACAATCACATTACCTACAACCATCACAAAGGATGGATTGAAAAACTAAACACCGGAATAAACAGTAAATGTTTGCACGGGATTGCTGGGCAAGATACACTACTTTTAGCGCCACGGGGAAGCAGTAAATCAACGTTTTTAATTGAATGGGTTGCTTGGAATATTGGGGTGCATTCCTCGCCTGAAATCTTACTTGCGCTCAAAGTCCTTTACATATCCCACGAACTTAAAACCGCTCGACAGAAATCCCAACAAATCCAGCGTTTGATTCAGTCTCCGGCATATCGTCAAGTTTTCCCGTGGGTTAAGCCGGGGGAAAACTGGGCAAAGGAATTATGGGAGATCGACTTTGCTCATGCGGGTTTACCTCGTGCTGACGAACCATACACCATTGCGGCGGCGGGACTCGTCGGAAACACCGCAGGTAAGCGGAGTCATTTGTTAATACTAGACGATTTAATTAAGTCCCCGGCTTCGATCAGTAATCCTGACATACGCGATCAAATGGTGAGCAATTGGCGGAACGTTATCAAGCCAACACGATTTGAGGGTTCACGCGCCGTTGTTTTAGGGACACAGATGACGGCAAACGACTTTTATTGTACAGAGACAACCCCTGAAAACGGATGGAAAGTCATTAGAGAAAGTGCCATTATTCACAATGAACAAGGCGAAGAGATAAGCTACTGGGAACCCGTAGATGATAAGTCCCCCGGTCAGTCGTTGGAATTCTTAAAAGGTATTCGAGAAAGTGAACCTGAAACTTTTTCATTCCAATATCAAAATAAAGTGATCGCTATTTCAACTCAAGCAATCGGGATGCATTTGATAGTCAAAAATCAAATACCTGCTGAAATGGACATACTCGTTTTGGGTTGTGACCTATCAGCAGGTGTCAAACAAAAAAACGATTACACGACGTTTGTACTAGGGGGGATGGTAACGACGAACAGACGAACAACTTTTTATACCATTGATGTTTGGAAAGGTCGTCTAATGGGAAATATGAAAAAGCTAGAAGCGATTGAAAACCTATATGAAACGTGGTCACATCTATGCCCGTTTATGGAAATATGCTTTGAGAGCAACGCCTATCAGCTCAGTTTTAAAGGTGACTATTATGATTATGTTGCCGCTAATAATTTATACAATTGGCGTGTGAAAGCTGTCCCAAGTATCCCCGATAAATTGATGCGCTTGCGCGGTGTGTCTGGTATCCTCGAAAATCGCCAGCACGTATTTAATATCTATGGGCGAAACATGGGAGAATTGATTACTCAGATCACAGAATTTGGATCAACTTCTCACGACGACTTAGCAGACGGATGGGAAAAAATGTTGTCGGGACTCAGAGCGAGACAACCACTCTCAACTGCTAGTTATTAGATATAATTATTATTGTTTATTTTTTTAAATTAAATGGATACTAAAAATTCTAACGTTATCGACGTTCAACCATTCGGATACACAATAGATCCGAATATTCTTAATAAAGTCTATAACGTTATTTGTGATTTTCAAAATAAATACGGTAAAAAACCAAGTTATCTTCTACTTGGATACGGGACATATATAGGATTTTGTTTAGCATTTTCAAACAGACAAAATGTTTATAACCTAGGACGTATAAATAGAATTGCAGAATTTGCTGGTGTGCCTATACAAATCGATCCAGCTTGTGAGTATCGTATTCAAACTATTTATAGCAAAGATGCGTGGGAAGAATCTATAAAAGCATTAGCATCCAGACAAAAATAATTTTTGACATGACAATCAAATAAAATTAAAGATCATCGGATGATTTTTTAATTTCTTTAAATTCCTTCCCAATTTCTTTTATCGCGTCTTCTGTATCTTCCTCAATCGCTAATAATTTATTACGTGCATTTCTATCGTTGAGGATCAATTCGTTTAATTTAAAGTGAATTGCTTTTGAGTCCCTGTTTTGGGTATATAGCAACGCGCCCGAAACTAACCAAGTATAGATAGTAGTAAATGTGTTTATCAGTAATTGGTGAGTGTTGCTGAATCCAAGAATAAATCCACTGATTATCCATACAAGCAATATGACAAGGTTAGTCATCAATGCCGTTGGAGATCCTAACCAGTCGGTAACTTTTCTGCTGATTCGTGCAAAGCGATCGTTAAATTTTGACATTTATATAAAAATCCCTCAAGAAATTGAGGGATGTGAGAGATTACCAATGCTCCATTGATAGCAAGATTATAGCCTAGAAAGACGTTGCCGCACCCGTCTCGGTCACTGTGTTAGTTGGGGCGGGTTGTGCCGCTTCGTCTGCTGTTGGCGTCCCCGGTGGTGCTGTATTTTGAGCAGTAACGATTAAGGCACGAATTGATTCTTGGAATGATGCCCCTAATGATGTCAAGCTTTGAGTAGTTAATCCGTCTTTCGACTTCGCTTCAATGAGTTGATTAGTAGCGGCAGTAAGTTCGGCTGTTAATTGCTGTAACTTACCTTCTGCCTCTTGTAGCTTTGTTTCACGTTCAGCGTCTGTAACTTTATCAGCTTCTAATGTTACCCGGATTAATTCGGTAGTTTCAGTGAGGATTGTTGAGAGGGACTTAATTGCGTCTGATGTTGTCATAAAATTTGCTGAAAGTTTAATCGAAATAACAAATAATTATACCATAATTTCATTACATTGATTTACGCCTAGATAACAATTGGAACTTAAATGGTTAATCGTAAGGTGTAAAATAATCAACCGATTGATTTAATGCAGTTGCTAATTTAAAAAGTGTAGTGGCGTCTATTGCATTTGTCCCTGTTTCATAAAAAGAAACAGTACGAGGTGAGACTTGAATTATTTGCGCTAATCTTGCTTGTGTCATATCATTTGCAATTCTCGCAAGCCGAATTTTTAAACCGATTTTTTTATTTAATAGATGTGTTGAATGTTTGTAAGTCGGAATATTAATAACGGTCATGGTATAGCCAATACTGGATAACTTTAAATTATAGCAAACGCCCATATTATTAGGAAATAGCAATCGAGCAACACAAAGGACTGAAGACACTTGCCACTAGAGACGATGCTTCAAGCGGTTTTAGAACGGGACGGGCGCGCAATGAGTGCTGCCACCGTTGTCGCTTTGCATTGTCAACAAATGCGTGAATGGGGTTGCCGTGGTGGTAACTTAGAATTCCGACCTATTCAAGATGATCCTAAGAACAATCGTCTGAAATTCATCACAAGACAACATTCGATAAATCGGTTGTCTTCCCGCCTCAATTATGTGATGGATGCTTTCACTTGTAGGGGCGAAATTTGCTGGTTTTTTCTGCCCAATCCCGACAACTCAGGCGATTATATAATTGATTTTTTTGTCGGTGGATTGAACAACCCCGATCCTGAGTACAAATGTTTTTATAAACCAGGTGGTAGGGACTTAGAAAAAGTTATCATAATTTACTCATACGATCAAGACACTCCCATGCACGGGGGAAGTAAAAAACGGTGGGTAACAATTGAAATAGACTCATTAAAAATTAAACAATCAGAGTCAATTGCTAAACCATCTTTTAATCAATTTAACCACAATTTAAACGCTCAAGTTTATGGCGCATTTGGTCAAGCGAATGCACAAGTTTATGACAATCCTTTCGCCCCGTCTTTACCGATTCGAATCTCTAAAAACAATGCACGTAGATCCGGTCAGCAAGGATCGGATGATTTTAATTGGGTCAAATCTTTAATCGAAGACTATGAAGATTTAATCGAAAAAGCTCATGGCAATCTCAAGCGATTCTCGAATCCGTCCCTTATAACAACTAGAAGCGCAAGCGAAGTTTTAGAAAACGGTCGTGGGTCAATTCCTCAAACATGGGCAAGTGCTAACCGTTATGTTGATAATTACGGCGATCGTCATAGTGGCTCAACTCATCCTGAAGATTCCCCATCGTGGGATATGTCCCGAACTCATGGCGGGTTTATTTCGACTTCGAGTGGCTCTATTGCAGACATCATCGGGGGGGTATCAGACGGTGAACGTTTTGGATATATTCAAGCAGATGCAGTGTCAGGCGATCAAAATTTATGGATAAAACAAATCAGAGAATTAATTCATTGGATTATCGGTGGAATAGACCCGCTCGGTATATCGTCATCGATCACGTTTGCTGAGTCCCGTACTTTGTTTGGTCGAGTCCAAAATACAGCCGACTTGAAAGCAGAAAGTTTGTACCGAGAGGGACTTTGCGAGGTATATGAAGAGTGCATCTTGCATCAAGAGAATATTTTTAAACAATGGTTATTCGGAATACTAAAAAATAATTTTGGTGATGCATTTCAAAATTTAACAAGTTGGAAACAATTGACCGATGAACAGTGCCAACAAATTGCCAATTTAGCTAAAGAAGGATCAATCAATCTCCCTCAACCTAAAGGACTTCTACCATTTGGCGATCGCTCTCTTAATTGGAGATTCACAAGAGAAGTTTTCCAACTTACAACTCGTGAGGTTTTAGACCTTAGTATCAGCGCACGAAATGATCGAGAAGATGGCGTAAGTCAAGAGACTGTTTTAAGGCGTCAATTTCCTTGGATGTCCGATCAAGAAATCAAAAATGCAATGTCAGGTTTTAGTCCCCGTGTGGTCGGGGCGGCATCCGGCGCAATACAGCAGTTATTGCAAATGTACAACGCATTTATGAATATGCCAGATCCTGATCCGACAATTCGAGAGAATCTAGCTAAAGATCAACAACCCCCACCGTGGGGACTCAGGTTAGGACTTCCAGATTTGTTAGATCAAGCGCTTCTCACATTAAAGAAAGAAATCAGTTATGGTCAACCACAATACGAACCCGCCGATCCTTTACCGCTCGACTTAGAAGCAATCGCAGCACAACTACAACCGCTTTTAAACCAAGGATTATCTAATGCAGAATCTTCAGAACTACTATCAGCAACCGGGACAATTCCAACAGGGTCAACCTACGGGATACCCAACTTATCCGCAGTACTCAACAGTTACATCAGATCCAATAGATCAAATTTCCAAGGTAGCATCCCTTTTGGATCATCTGCGGAATCCCTCTACCCGTCCCCAGGTGCATCCGTCTCAGCCGATCCAACACGAACCCCAATCGACGCCAACGGTCGGGAGTACGGCTCAGTTTCAGTCAGCCAATCAACAGGATTTAAACCGCCAATATCAGGAAATGGCGTCGATCCAATCTGGCAACAGTTCTACTAATAAGCTGAGTCCCGAACAATTACAAGCGGTTCAAAATCTACAAAATGCTGTGACGGCATTAGATAAAGAATTACATCAAGCTTACTCGGCAATGGCAGAGATGTATAAATTTGTCGAAGTAAACAAGCTTTTGAATCAAGAAATTGATGCACTTGATTCAATGCTTAAGCAAACAACACCATTCATTCAAACCTCACAAGTTTGGATGCAGGATGCACTGCAACATGAGACTGTTTTAGAGAATGTTTGCAGTTTGTTAACTTCTCCAGAATTTCTGTTGTACTGGACGTTTGAATCGCTCAAAAATCTCAATTTAATTGAGTCTGATTTTGATGCGATTGCTGACACTTATTTGTCCTTTCTTCAGAGTAAAGGTAAGTACAATCCCCAACAGCAACAGCAATCCGTACCCTTTCCGCCTTCCCCCGGTCAAAATGTTCCGCAGGTAAACGCAAAGTTACAAGCGGTTGAATTGATGCGATCGGGTAATCCAGAAGCGGCAAGAATGCTGCAACGGGCAAGAATGCAAGGTGTTTATTAACAGGAGGTAATCTGTGTTTTTAGCTCCAATGATCGGCGCAGCGCTTCCGTCAGCGGTTGCAGCAGCAACCTTAGCGGCGGGTAAAGCAATAGGCGCAGGAGTTGGTCAAGGTGCAGTCAAAATTGTTGGCAACGGAATCAACGCAATTGGTGAGTTTTTAGACGGTGATGGAAATGCATCTGTCCCTCCTAATGCAGCACAGCAGGCGTTTATTCAACAGCAGCAAATGATGCAGCAACGTCGCTAATTCTGCGAATAATTTTCCAATTTCATCTGTTGATCATATTACAAACGAAAGGACTTAACGAACATGACTATGATTCGCAATCCATTTAACACAGGCGGTAACTTTGCAGATCAAGGCGTTGGTGCGGGTCAGTCTGCTATGCAGGGACTAAACGCCAATCCTGTAACAGGAATTGCTTCTCAGAATGGTGGTCAAATGATGCTGAATCCTCAACAACAAATGGATTTAGCACAGAAGCAAGCACAATCCGCTGCACAAGACAACTTTAATAATTCCGCCCAATCTCAAGCGTTCGGCGCTCAATTGGGTAATGCTTCTGGAAACTTAAACACTCAACGTCAAATGGCTGTAGCTGCACAAGCAAACGCCGCCAATAACGTCGCTAATCAGTTGAGCAATTTACAACAAGCACGAGCTACTAATGCTCAGTTAGTACAAGGAGCAATGCAGGGAGCAGCTCAATTGTTCCGTTAGTCCCTGTTAAACAAACCATTCACTAAATTAAATGGCTAACTCTCTTTCTTTAGAAGACTATCCCGCAATTCTCTCGCAAGAGCTATGGCGTCCTCATCCGTTGTACATTGCACGGTGGGCAATTCAACCGCAATTCTTGCATCGTTCCGACCTTCAACCGGGCGAAACTTTCCTAATGGATCGTTTCGGTTTCTGGGGGGACTCAGGCGATCTGACGATGGAAGCACGAAGCCGCGCCGCCGACCAAATTGTTGGAACGGAAAATACGCGCCAAATTCCCAAATTTAAAGTCCCGATTACTATTCGGGAATTTACCGGACCGGGTGGTGGTGATCCAACTGACCCAACACGCCCCGGTAATTTGAAGCTTAGTTATCAGTCTTTGATGTTTGCGCGTCGGAATATCTGGGATATCAGTCAAGCTGAACCACTTATACAGCCCAGTTTTCATGAGTCAGTCGGTAGCATCACTCTGTTAGATGATTACCGCAGAACAACCGATCGCTTTTATCTCAATCTGCTAAACTCCGGCACGAACGTATATAACCCCTCAAATATCCCAGATGGCGGGACATACGACAATGCACCGCCAAAATTTACGGTGGGAGATTTACAACGGGTATTCGAACGGTTGAGACGGGCGAAAACTCCGACCTTTCCAGACGGTTATTATCATGCGCTGATTGATGATCGGATGTTGTTGCACTTGCAAGATGATCCGAGGTTTCAACAGGTAGTGCAATCAAGTGCTTACTATTCAGTCCCCATGTCTTTAGTTGAAGATCCTCGATTATTCGGACCCGGTCGGATGCCACCGGCTCAAGGCGCGATCAATTATATGGCGCAGCCTAACCAATTGGCATTCCAAGGCGCGGGTTTAGGTCAAATCATGCCTGGTATGGATGAAGCAATGATGCCATCGGGACTAATTTTCGGCGGCTTCCGAATATTCACAACGAATAATGCATTCACCAGTCGTGTCCAACTGACTTATACAAACGTACCTAACCAACAGCAAGCCTTGCATCCGACCGGAAGCGCGCTACGAACGGCATATATGGGATGGTTTTTTGGTGCTAACGCTATTGGGGAAGTATTCGGCGGCGCGCCCGAAGATGGTATTCCGGTTAGGATTCGTAAGAACTTAAACGATGACTATCAACGTTTTTTGATTCTTATTTGGCAAGCTTTTTTTGGTCTTGGTCTATTAAATCCTGACTTTATTGTTGCCGCTCGGACTTATGGCGATTAATTAAATTAGTCCGTTGTTTCATTTAGAAAAATAATCAAATTTCAGCAATAGCTGATTCGTGAAATTATGCCATTCGCTAACATAGGTGAACCGTTTAAGCCTTTGCATTTTGGAAATATTGTAGGTGTACTCGATGCGTGGGTGGGTAACGGTATTATCGACTACAACGGCTGTGAACGAAAAAGCGTCTATGCATTAGGTCGTTTAACAAGTACTTTGCAAACCGCAATCCCTCTATTTATTCCTAGTTGGAAACGCGATCAGGTAACATTTCCCGACCGCCCTCTAATAATTCCCACAGGCGTAACAATCAATCGGGTATCTATTCGGATGCCGGAATACGGTAACTTATTTGAGGGCGTATCTCCTTACGGATTACTCCCTCAAGGATGTCAGTTAGTCGGGACAACAGGTGAAAACATCAAAGTGTCTCCAGCAACAGGCGGAACAACTCACACGGTTACAAGTCCTTTGTTGACAGCAGCAAATAACCTGTATACTCCTGACAGTTTTTCAACTGTATGGCGTCGATCAGGCGTTGCCGATCAAGCTGCACCATCTTGGATTACAACCACTACCGCACCCGTAACACCTCAAATTACAGTATCAAATGCAGGCAACACAGCAGCAGGTAACGGAATCCGCTTGTCAGTTGCTAACACAGTTGCGTTTGTCATTTGTTGGTTTGATTTAGAGATCGATGCCACACCACGCCGTATTCGCGAAATTGAGTTACCTATCCCTCCTGTCTAATTAATCGGTATGTCAATCAACTTATAATAGAGAGCGTGTAACAGTATGGCAATCACTGGATTTGTCCCGAATGAAGTCTTGAACCCACAACCCCGATGGATGCCAACTCATCCAGGGACTTTATGGTGTACTTTTCTTTCGCAAGAAGTACGAGTAATTGGAATAACCGAATCAGCATCGGTATTGCAATATCAATGCCGAATTGTCAACAGCACAGACAATCGAGTTTATATTGCAAACGAGTCCCAACTAAAAGAAATGTCCGAAGCTGAGACTTATGACTCAACGCCCAAAATAAATAAAGCGCCGTGGGCAGCAATCAAAGATGTATTGCTTAAATTCATGGCTTCTTATCCTGTAGATCCTAAGCTACGGGAACAATTAGAGGCGCAAGTCAAGAGCCGGAACAAAGGCATCGCAACAGCAATTATCGAAGAGCGCCAGACTCCGACTGGTAACTTTATGGGTGCTGCCGATTTGTCTAACCGAATGAAACAACGCAACGAACAATTTCCATGGGATGCCATCGGAGATTTGTTCGATTATTCCGCTTAAATTTACCTTGAGAAAATATGCTACCAGAAATAATTCATCTAGAGACTGATTCGATTATCACAGCAAACGTTAGCCGCATCGAATGGGGACACGATGATGTACCCAAAGAAGCAATGCCTAGTGGTGTTACGGAGTTAACTAATAACAATAAAGTTGTATCCCCCGCAGTAGCTATTGTGCGATTCGTCGGGGAAGTTGATTCAACGCACAGCTTAATCATCGACCGTTCAAGCGAAGATTTCAAAACGCTTAAAACAGCGTTCAATCGCCCGTGATTCTGTCGAAACTAGATCAAGATCGCGTACGGGGACACTTGGGGTATGATGCTCCTAGAAGTGTCCCTGTTGGTCTTGAGCAAAGGATCGTGCAAGCAATGGAGAATATACGCTCAAGCTATGCCTACACAGGCGCAGGCGGCATACAGTATTGGCTTAAGCGATGCGATAATGCTTTGATTGCTTCTGACCCTACGGACTCACGCTGTTATTCTCAACGGCAATTAATTCTTGGAGATGTCAACCGCTCTACTACTACCGTTGCGGCAATCGACATTGATCGGTGGTATGAATTTTATCTGAAAGAATGTGATCGGCTTGCATTCAAGTTAAACGTTCCAAACCTCCAACGCCCCGCACAGGCGGCTATGCTTTGGGTTAAATATGGATCAGATTACGTACAAGGCATCAAAGGTAATCCTGATACTTGCGTAAGTGATCGTATTTTTCTTAGTCGAAATTTTACATAAAACGAAACCGACACGAGACACAGATGCTCTGTCGGTTTGTATGATCGATTATTACTTCTGTGAATAATGAATCAAACCATACATTTAAGATATCAATTTAATTAAACAACGTCAATCATTTGTCCCGGTTATTGAGATATAATTTAAATACTTTCTTGGTGGGCTTGGGAATTGCGACGTGTTCCCAAGTTTTTTTATATTTTATTTCCGCCCAAAACATTCCATATACAGTAATCCACAATTTTACCCAAGTACATTGCTTTTTCAATATCATTCGCACAAAGCATTAAATCCAAATGGGTTACGTTAAAAGTAAAATATGATGCTTGAGGAACACGGGGGTATATAGCAAAAAAGATAGTAAATTTACTATTGTCTTCGGTTTGTTCAGTCAAGCTAACCCCTGTCAAAAATCCTTCCTGACTAGTATATCTTTCAACAAAATCACAAACAAATTTAGAGTCTTCTGATATATCCTCGATATCTGTAAACGGTATCGGTTTAACAACGTGTTCCCGGATGAAGGCAAGATCGTTTTTATCAAACGGTAGCCAGCTATAAAAACCAAATTGATTTAAACCAACTTTTAATTCGTATTTCTCAGGCAGTTTATACGGACTGCCAAAATCTAACGGCTCATACTTTTGATAAACACAATAATCGGAACCGAACTGATCACAGGCTTGATCGAATGAATGATAACTCCACTTGCAAATATTTAAAAGGCGATCGCGTTCCATTAGATTTATATGATGTGTCCCGTTGTTTAATTGCTAGAATATCATCATATGGCAGATCGAGCTGATTAAGCTACCTAAACCCACCCACGGCTAGGCAAAGCAGGATACTAAAAGCCAACGCTAGGGACTGCAAGGGGGATCCGGATGCTGAGTAATGGTGCAACTTCATTTCTGCCCCTACACCACTATTTAATCCGTAATAGCTATTTTAGTGTTTTTCTCTCGATAAGCAATTGAGTGTTTTATCCGTCTGATTACATTTATCTGTTTTGACGATAAACTCTCTTCATATAAAATACTGTGAATAAAATTTCTTTCCCAATGAGTTAACTGTTCAGAAGCCAATAGCAACTCGATTCGTATATTCATATAAATAAAAACTCCCCTAGTCCATTCAAGAGGAGTTTTTTAATGGGTGCATTCGAGTTGTATGCCTGTAAGACAATTTTATCACAAATTGGGTTTAAAGAACGCGAGTGTTTAAACCACTCGGAGGGGGTACAAGTCCTGGTTTAAGGAATCAGCGATCCCTAAACTTAAACATAAACACTCCAAACGTATACTGGGTATAACATTTAATAGTTTAATGTCGAAATCAAACCATTATTAATCCTTTACCCCCCCCATTAATG